TCCAGCCAAGCCCTTACCGAATGAGCGCACAGCTTCTCGCTAAGGTGCGAGGATTGATCGCTCACGCACTTGATCCGCGTTCGATGGTGGGCTGATGCCTGTTGCCGTCACTACTCTTAGAACCACATTAGCAACCGCTCTGGTCGATAACGCTAAGTGGCAAACCTTTGCTTTCCCACCTGCCACAGTCCTTGCTAACTCTGTCATTGTGTCACCGGATGATCCGTATCTAACACCAAGCAACAATCAGCATATTGGCATTAGCCCAATGGCTAGCTTTAAGATTATTATGACCGTTCCATTGTTTGACAATGAAGGCAATCTAAACGGCATTGAAGATATCGTCTGCGGTGTGTTTGCTAAGCTCGCAGCATCATCTTTGACCTATAATGTAAGCGCAATCAGCGCACCTAGTATTCTCAACGCTGCATCAGGCGATCTGCTCAGTTGCGAGATGTCCGTATCAATCCTTACGAGTTGGAGCTAAAATGTCCGAGTGGGAAAAAGAAAACGAAGCCTTCCTGATCAAAATCGGGCAGGTAGCACCATCAAAGCCAGTAACTACTAAGAAAGACGAGGAATAATCTCATGGCTGTATTTCTAAACAATAAAGTAGGCGTGAAGATTAACACTGTTGATCTTTCTGACCATGTAACAGCAATTACTCTTAACCGCACATTCGATGAGCTAGAAGTTACTGCAATGGGTGACTCAGCACACAAGTTCGTTAAGGGCTTGGAAGCATCATCTGTAACAATCGATTTCCTAAATGACACAGCATCAGCAAATGTTCTAGCAACATTGCAGGCTGCATGGGGTACAACAGTCACATGTGTATTCCTACAGGAAAAGGGAACAGCAGTTTCAGCTACTAACCCTCTCTACACAGTGTCACTTCTAGTGAACAACACAACAGACATCAATGGTGCTGTTGGAGATATGTCCACACAGTCAATCACATTTACTGCTAACTCAACAGTTGCAGTAGCCACAACAGGCACATTCTAAAAAACTAACAAAGGGGCAAACCATGGCAAAGCTAAAGATAGTTCGACAAGATGGAAGCGTATTAGAAGGCGAGATCACTCCAGCAGTGGAGTACTCATTCGAGCAATACGCTAAAAAGGGTTTTCACAAGGCGTTTCGCGATGAAGAAAAGCAAAGCGATGTCTATTGGTTGGCATGGGAAGTAACACGCAGGTCAGGTGAAACTGTTAAGCCTTTCGGGATTGATTTTATCGAAACACTTAAGAGTGTTGAGGTATTAGACTCAGACCCTTTGTCTTAAAGCGCGATCTTCCGTTCACCTATCTAATTGCTAGGCTAAGCATTAGATTGGGGATTGCGCCACAGCAGTTACTAGATTTAGATAGAACCATGCTAGAGGCTCTCTTGCAAGGTCTTAAAGATGAAGCAAAGGAGATCAGCGATGCCAGCAAGCGTAAAGGGCGCGGTTAATCTTCGTAAAGCTTTGCGTTCTTTTGCGCCGGACCTTGCCAAAGAAACTCAGAAACAAATGACTGGGGCTCTTAAGCCAATTACAAAAGCTGCTAAAGGTTATTTACCAGATGAAGGACAAGTCCTCAGTGGTTGGCTTGCTAGAGAAAACTCCGAAGCGCGATTTCCTTCTTACAATGCTCGAATTGTTAAAGGCGGGATTGGCTATAAAACTTCTCCGTCTAAGCCTAATCGCAGAGGCTTTAGATCATTAGCTCGTGTATTCAATAAGACTGCAGCTGGAGCTATTTACGAGACGATGGGGCGTAAGACTCCATCAAGTCCTTTTGTACAGAATCAAAATGGTAAATATGGCGCATCGATGAAGGGTAACGGCAAGATGCAAGGTCGTGCTTTGTTTCGTGCCTATGAAGAAAACAATGGCAAAGCCAGAGATGCAGTACTCAAAGCCATCAAAGATTCGGCAGATAAACTTAATGCAAGAGCAAAGGTGTAACTCATGTCAAATATAGTTATTGATATTGCCGCGGAGTTCACTGGCAAGAAAGGCTTTAAGCAAGCCGAAACAGCAACAGACAAAATGAGCAAGAATGTAAAAAAACTTGCTGGGGCTTTAGGCTTAGCTTTTAGTGGTCAGCAGATTCTTGCTTTTGGTAAAGCATCGATGAAGGCTTTTGCAGAAGATGAAAAGGCAGCCGCTAGATTAACAAAGGCAGTAGAAAACCTAGGCCTTGGTTTTGAAGATGCAAGAATTAAAACTTTTATTGCTGACCTTGAAAAAACAGCAGGCGTAGCTGATGATGTTTTACGACCAGCCTTTCAAAGTCTTTTGCAGACTACTGGATCAGTGGCTAAATCACAGGAATTGCTTAAACTTGCTTTAGATGTATCTGCGGGTAGTGGTATTGATGCGGTTCAAGTTTCTAAAGATTTGAGCCTTGCCTACCTAGGACAAACCAAGGGATTAACCAAATACAATTTAGGGCTCACAAAAGCAGAATTGCAGACCGCTGGATTTAACAAGATTCAAGAAAAATTGAATGATCAATTCTCTGGACAAAATGCAACACGCTTAACTACCTATGCCGGCAAAATGGAGCTATTAGGTGTTGCAGCTGGCAATGCTCAAGAGATTATCGGTAAAGGTTTAGTGGATGCGCTTGGTTCTTTAACCGCTGACAACACAGTAAGTAATTTAGCAACACAGATGGAAAGTGTTGCAACATACACGGCAGATACCATTCGCGGTATTGGTGTGATGATTGGTTACATAACTACTGCATCTAGACAAATCAGTAACATTCCCGGGCTAAGCAAAATTATGGAGCTAGTCCTTAACACAAATCAAGCATATACTGCAATCAAGTTATTAAATGAACTTGGTAAAGCAAATGCGAATAAGGCTAGACCATTTACAACACCAATGACTATTTCAGGTTCTACTGACAGCGATGTCAAGGCAGAGGCAGCTAGAAAAGCTGCAGAGGCAGCAGCGAAAAAGCGCGCAGCAGAATTACTAGCAATGCAAAAGAAGTCTTTAAAATCCCAGCAGGATTTACTAAAGATAAACAAAGCCAAGGCAATCTTTGACATCCAGAAAATCCAGATTGAAGCAGCTCTAAAGGGCAAGATCAGCGAGGAAGAAAGAATCCGCTTGATGTTGCTCAAGGCTATTCAAGAAGAAAACATCGAGGACATTGAGAAGTACACAAAGATGTTGAATCAGGTTCAAGGCAAGGTAGAAGGCCTAAAAACTATCTTGGAAGAAACTTATGCAATGGATGCAGGCAATCCTTTCATTTCATGGGAAATGGGTCTTGATGGAGTTACAAGAGCTTTAATTGAAATCAACGATGCATCGATCGAATTGACAAGTACTATTGCACAAAACTCATTGGCGATGGGCTTACTAGGTGGAGCATCATTTGCGGATGCCCTAAGAGGTGCTAATTATGCAGCACAGGCGGCTGAATGGGCTAGAAAAAATGGAATGAATCCTACTCCAATTCTTCCGCCAGCAGGAATAAGCCCAACTTCTCCAACAAACCCTACAACCGTTGTGGAAGTAGTTGTTCAAGGCACAGTCATCTCTCAGCAAGAATTGCAACAAGCTATTGTAGATGCTGTCAATAACTCAGGACTAACAGGCAATCAGTTAATTACTGGCGTTCCAGAGCGACAGGTCGCTATTTAATGGCATTACCTGCAACCATCGGAGTAACCATCAACTTTAGTGATGGCCCTACTTACGGCTACCCTTTTACTATTGGCGATCCGGTCAAGGGTATTCTGGGTGTCTCCGAACTTGCTAATAGCAACGCATCAGCTTTAATCATTGATTACTCAGCACAAACTACGCAGGTCGCAATAAAGCGCGGTCGTGATCTGATGACTGACACCTATAATGCAGGTCAGGCATCTGTCAAGATCCTAGATCCTAATGGTGACTTTAACCCGCAGAATACAAGCTCTCCGATCTATGGCTATCTAAAGCCTTTGCGCAAGATCCAGATTACTGCCACACACTTAGGTACTAACTACTATCTATTTTCAGGCTACACATCTGAGTACCGATACACCTATCCAACTGGTCAAGAAATCGGTTATGTAACCATCGTGTCTTACGATGCTTTCAAGATTTTTAACCTTGCAGCAGTTTCAACCGTTGCCGATGCTGGAGCAGGGCAAGACACAGGCACTCGTATCAATCGCATTCTTTCAGAGCTTTCATGGCCTAACTCAATGCGTGATATCGACACAGGTGACACCATCTGTTCAGCAGATTCCGGACAATCTCGCGTGGCTTTATCTGCTATCCGCGCAGCTGAGTTCAGCGAGTTAGGCGCGTTTTACATGAGTCCAGATGGTAACGCTATCTTCAAGAGCCGATCTAGCACGATTGAAACTCTAGATGACACACCAACAGTCTTTAATCAAACAGGCGGTATTCCTTACGCTAACATCAAGTTTGCCTTCGATGACAAGCTCATCATCAATCAGGCTAACATTCAACGCTATGGCAGCAGCAATGTGCAAAGCCATACAGATGCAGCAAGCGTGGATACCTACTTCCTACACAGCACGAGTGCACAAAATCTACCTATTGCTACCGATGACGAAGCCATGAATCTAGCTACCACCTATGTAAATAGTCGTAAGGACACCACAATCCGCATCGATTCAATGACTCTAGATTTAAGCACTCCAAACTATTCCGCAGGGATCACGGCAGCTCTTAGCCTGGACTACTTTAGCAATGTGACTATCTCTAACATTCAGCCAAATGGCGATACAATTACAAAGACCATACAGGTTCAAGGGGTGGCACATGACATTCAGCCGAATAAGTGGTTCACAACATTCACCACGATGGAGCCAATCACCGATGGTTTCATCATTGGGAACACAGAATACGGTATCCTAGGCGTATCTCGTCTAGCATGGTAAAGGAGCAATAAATGGCAACAGGATTTCCAGCAGCAACAGG